CGCCTTTGATGACCGGCACAAGGTACCAGTTGAGGACCGCCACCTCCCCTTTGCGAAGGTCGTGGCCCTCCCCGAGCCTCTCAAGGTTCGCGTGATCACCAAGATGGAGGGACTGGCCTCGTTTGTTGCCGAACCCCTCCAGGTGGCGCTCTGGTCTTACCTCCAAAGGTTCCCCTGTTTCGCTTTGACCCACTCGCCGCTCAGCCTAGATAAGATCTACGCCATGAGCGAACAGCAGGCCAAGCTATTTGGGGACCCTGAGGGACTCAGCTACGTCTCTGGTGACTACTCGGCCGCCACCGACCGGCTGAACCTGAACGCCACCCGACGGGTGATGGAGTACGTCTACTCCAAGGTCCGACCTAACCAGCTGGCCGTCCTCCGTCCCTTCTTCGAGGCCGTCATTGGGGAGCAGAACCTCATCTACCCCAACGACTCCGGTGTAGACCCCGTCCGTCAGAGGAACGGGCAGTTGATGGGCTCAAAGCTCTCCTTCCCGATCCTCTGCATCCTCAACCTCTTCACGTACGTCATGTCCTTGGAGGATTTACTTCGCAAGAAGGTCCTCCAGGGTCGGTTGTCACTTCGAGATCTCCCCGTCCTCATCAACGGAGACGATATCCTCTTCCAGACAACCCCCGATCAGTACAAGAGGTGGATCTCCTCGACGCAGTCAGTTGGCTTTGAGCTTTCGGTGGGCAAGAATTTTGTTCACCCTCGGTTCTTCACAGTCAACTCACTCCCCCTCGAGGTCACCTGGTCCTCTCGTCCCCGGCCTGTTGTTAAGGTCGGGCTCGGGGCCTGGGCTCGCACGGGGACCACAGAGGTCCTCTCCTGGGCAGACATGGAGGAGTTTCGTCCCGAGGACTTCTCGGAGGCCCGGGATCCCCTCTTCCACCTTCACGGTTTCCTCAACCTGGCCCTTATCCTCGGCCTGGGTAAGATCGTGAGTTCTCGAGGGGACTACTCCCTTGTGACGCTAGCCGACTGGTACAACGGCTCCGTCCCCACGGCCATGGACCCCCCTCGGGCCCACGGCCTCTTCCTCCATTACCATGCCCAGGACCTCCGCCGTGAGACTCGCTTCGGTCACCACACCCTCAACATCTTCGCCCATCCCCTTTTAGGTGGTCTGGGCTTTGTTGTTCCAGAGGGCGTGGTCCCGGCCTTCAACGAGGCCCAGCTGTCTCTGGCGGCTCGACTCAGAGCGTCCATCTCGGGAGACTGGACCGGTCCTGTGGAGGACCAGCCCCTCCGGCGATTCATGACCATCGTCGCCACGGGCACCCTCCCCCCCGTCTCTTTGGGGACCTTTGGGGCCCAGCGTATCATCACGACATCGCTGGACGCCCCCATAGGCCCCCTCGAGTACGGAAGGGCACCCTTCAAGGATCAGACTGAGGTCCTCCTCACTCCCTTGGCCCACCCTCTCTTCCCAGAGGACGCTCCCCTCAAGGCTCAGACTCGTCTGAGCGACAGGGAGCTCGATCGAC